AACTAATGATAATTCATAAATTTACAAAAATAAAATTTCATAATAAGCAAAATAATAATAAATCATAACTAATGATAATTCATAAATTTACAAAAATAAAATTTCATAATAAGCAAAATAATTTATATTCATTGAGAATTCATAAATATAATATCAGTAAATAATTATTCTCACAGAAATCATTGCGTTATCCAATGATTGTATTACTATTTTTTATTTTTATTTTAAATATATTTGATAATAAAAATAGTAATATAATCATTTGACATCGCCAATATAATATTATAATTTTCATAAAATCATAAATTAAAAACATTTATATATTAATAGAACTAATTAAGATAATACTATTTATAAAAAATTGAATTTTAAATAGTATGCTTAATAGTTGATTATAATTTAAAAATGCCCCCCAAAAAAAATATTGTTGTTAAATTTGAAGATGCTGAAAATATTAAAATTAATAATGAAGAAGACTTGAAAAAGCATTTTCATAGAATTCATGATTATTTAAGAGATATGTTTGGATTATATGGAAAAACTGCTTTACAATTTTTTAATTTCTTTTTTGTATTAAAAATGATTGGAGATTTGGTTGATAATTGTAATAATGATAATAATGATAATAAAATTTTTAATGGTGAATTATCATATTCTAAATTTAGAAATTTAGTTAATAAATCATATAAATTTACTTTTGAAATATTAACATTTCTTGAAGCAATTAAAAAAGAAATTAAAGAAAATGAAATATTAGAAAAAAGCATTTTTATGACCTTTCCAAATGATATTTTTGATAGATTTCAAGAAAATGATAAAGGCCGTGGTGATGGAATTAGATTTTTACAAAAATTTTTATGTTATATTGATATTTTAGATAAAAAAATTATTGATGAGTATCATGTTGGAGGAAGGATTTATGAATATTTTTTAGGGTTTTTGACTGCAAAAAATAAAGGAAAACGCGGAGGGTCTCAAATGGAAGATTTAGGACAATTTTTTACATCAAGAATTGTTGTCAGATTTATTATAACATTACTCAATCCAGAATTAGATGAAGATGGAAACATACCGACGGTTGGTGATTTTTTTTGTGGAAGTGGTGGCTTTTTAATTGAATATATTAAATTCTTTCAAGAAAAATATAAAAAAAGAAAACCAAAAATAGATTGGGATAAAAACATTGATAATATTTATGGCTTTGACACTGACCGTGATATTTGTAAATCTGCAAGAGTTGATATTATGTGTTTGACAAAAACGTTTAATTTAAAAAATGCAAAAGAATCTAATATTGTAAGTATTGCTTCGTCATTTACTGATGATTTTATAAAAAATCGTGATTTATTTTGTAAAGATAAAATATATGATCATCCAGATCACAAACCATTACGTGTAAAATATAATTTAACAAATCCCCCTTATGGCGGTGGCGCAATGAATTTAGAAAGTCATGAAATTGGACGTCCTATAAATCATATTATGCAAACTGGAACAGTTAATAAAAAATATACATTCCCGCATCCCAAAAAACATATTATTAATGGTAATAATAAAGAAGCATTATCACTTTTACATGGAATGGGTATGATAGAAAAAGGGGGTGTTTATATTGGTGTTCTAAAAGATGGTGTTATTTTTGATGGTAAATATACACAAATTGCAACACAATTAATTGAAAATTATTCTGTCAATTATATTATATCACTGCCCCAAGATGATTTTATAAATACAACAACTAAAACATCTATCGTTTATTATACAAATTCAGGAAAAAAAACTAAAGAAATAAAATTTGCTGAATTAAAAGTTATAAGTGATAAAGAAACTAAAAAAGCAATTGGAGCAAATATTATTAATGTTGAAACTGGCAAAATAATTTATGAATTTATTTCTGAAAATTATCAAATGAATAAAAAAGATGGAGAATATATGACAATCCCATATGAGACTATTGTTGAAAAAAATTATAGTCTCAATTTTAAGAAATATATGAAGGATGATATTATTGTTAAGAAAGGATTTACTATAAAATATCTTGATGAAAATAATTTCATAACATATGATATTATCACAAAAAAAGATGATAACGGCAAAGATTTATTAAATAAAAATGGTGAAAAAATTTATTATCATCCTCACAAAACTCGAAAAGCTGGATGCGCAAATGATACCGGAATTTATACATTTTACACTTCTTCGTCAATAGTAAAAAAATGTGATTTTCTTGATTACAAAGACATATTATGTATAATTATTGGAACAGGTGGTGTTGGTTCGCTATTTTTAGATAGAAATTTTAGCTGTAGTGCTGATAATTTTGTTATACAATGCAAAAATGATGATAATGAAATATGTGATGATTTAACTATATATACATATTTCTATTTGAAACATAATTGGGATAAATTTATATATTTTATGTTTAATGGTTCAACATTGGGACACGTAAATAAAGAAAATATGAAATCATTTAAAATACCCATACCAGAATCAATTGAAACAGTAAAATTATATTTAGATGTTCTAGACCCATCAAACCAAGCACTGCAAGCACTGCAAGCACTGCAAGCACTGCAAGCACTGCAAGCACTGAAAGAAAAATCAATATGTAGCACAATCAAATTATTAACAAGTATGGGAGAAAAGGATGTGGATTATGATGAATATAAATTAAAAGAAATATGTGAAATATCATATGGCACAAGAATTACAAAACAATCCACAAATGATGGATTATATCCAGTATATGGTGGTGGAGATATTACATTTTATACTGATGCTTATAATAGAAAAGATATAACATGCATTGTAAGTAGATTTGGTATGAGTGAAAAATGTGTAAGAATTATTGATGGTAAATTTTGGTTGCATGATAATGGTTTATCAATACATTACAAAAATAATAATACAATTACTGAAAAATATATATGGTATTATTTGTTATCAAATCAAACAAATATATATAATAAAATGTCGAACGCATCTGCACAACGTGCATTAGACATAGACATATTTGAAAATATGAAAATTCGTGTTCTCAAACCCCACAACATAGCAAAATATAACTTAGATATGGATTTCACATTGATGGAGCAACTTAATACAAATATAAGTCAAACATTAAAAACACAAGATATGGCACTAAGAAAATTAATGAAGATGGTATTATCAACTGGTTCAGATACTTTACTTGAAAAAGTACATGAGATTTTCACAAGCACTAAAAATGACAAACAAAAGGGAGAAGAATTAAAAAAATTAATTGATAAAGACACATCATTTAATGATATATTTAAAATAACAAGTAATAAATTATTTCCAGAAGATCTAATTGAAAGAAATCAAAATGTTATAAAAGAATTAGTTATAATGATGAAAAATGATGATGAGGAAAATTATAAAATAAAAAATAATATAGAAAAGAAAAAAGAAATAAAAATGAATAAAATAATTGCGAATAAGAAAATTTAACAAATAATTTTTTATATATTGTATTATATGCCCAAATCAATTGATAAATTTACAAATGAACAAAAAGAAGTTTTACAAAAAATTTTTAATATATTAGAAATATCTAATACTAATAAAATATTATCTTTCAAAAAATTAGACGAAGATGAAAATAAACAAAAAAGTATAATTGACCTTGAGAATGATATAAAAAAATATTTTATTTGTTCAGATGGACTTATTTCAGTAATAAAAAACGAGAATTTAAGAGAAATTATTTGTCTTTAATTAAAGCAATAATGAGAGATTTACATGTCAAAATGATAGCATCATCACACGCTGTAAAAACTGAAAACAAAATTAAATGTGAAACATATTATATATTTGATATCTAACCGCATAAATATTATAATTATTTTTACACAATATAAAAATAATTTTCTTTATAAAAATTATTATTTACTAAAAATTAGCATATTTATAAATTTTATTTATAATTATTCTTAGATATATTTTATTTATAATCATAATAATTTATTTTACATGATTCAAATTAATTAAAATATATATACTACTAAAGTCCCCATAAATGCGATAAGAATTATTATTTACTAAAAAATTATCGCATTTATGGGGACTTTATAAAATTTATTTTATATAGTCATATTTTAATTTTTCTCTAAATGTGCTAAGAAATAATTATTCTTAGACAGTTAGGGGGACTTTATTTTAGATTCAAAATAAAAAATATATATATAAAATTATTACATTTATAAAAACTGTAAAAATTTAATTCTTATAATAACAAATAATTATTTATCTATACTATAAATCAAAAAATATTATATATAGATAGTTTATAATATGGCACTTAATTCTGGATATTTTGCGGGTGTAAAATATGATAGTGAAAAATATTGCGAGGATGTGTATGATAGCACTGCACCATATTCATACACGTTAAATCCAAATTATAATTTTAATAAAAATGGACGATTAAATGTGTATGGCCCCCGTTCAAATTTTATGGGCGTTGGTGTTTCATCATTAACTGGCGATGTTTTAGCACAAGGACAACAAAATATTGATATTGATAGTATTATGAGTAATCGTAATGTTCCAAGTTCAAGATCAAGAATGGGAAAAGTAAATCCTGTTAATTTAAATAGCATTAAATTAAAAGATATGCCGATTGGCACTGATTATTTAGATTATACACATACACGCATGACGGACCCAAATATGTTTGTTAGAGGATGTCCAATTAATCGATTCTATGATTTGAATAAAGACCCACAAGCAAATATTTATTATGATTGGGGCATTAATACAAAATTAGATGCTAAAGATAATATGGTTATGCAAGTTCCTGATTTATCATATATGGATAATGACACGGTACCAACAAAACTACAAGATCGAGCTGATAAATGGAATCCACAAGTAATTGAAATTAATAAAAATGGTAGTTGTGGTAATTTAGGCAAAGGATGCACGCGAAGACAATAAATTAATATTTTCAATTTATATGTTCATATATAATTATTCAATTGAAATAATAAAATTTAATATTTTTTAATGATGAAAAATATTAATTATGATTTTATGAATTCTCATTAAATGTGATTTATTATTATTATTATTTTGCTAATTATAAAATTTTATTTTTGTAAATTTATTTTTGTAAATTTATTTTTGTGATTTATTTTTGTAAATTTATTTTTGTAAATTTATTTTTGTAAATTTATTTTTGTGATTTATTTTTGTGATTTATTATTGTAAATTTATTTTTGTGATTTATTTTTGTAAATTTATGAATTCTCATTAAATATGATTTATTATCATTTTGCTAATTATGAAATTTTATTTTTGTAAAATTATTTTTGTAAATTTATGAATTCTCATTAAATATGATTTATTATCATTTTGCTAATTATGAAATTTTATTTTTGTAAAATTATTTTTGTAAAATTATTTTTGTAAATTTATGAATTCTCATTAAATATGATTTATTATTATTTTACTAATTATGAAATTTTATTTTTGTAAATTTA